ATCATGCCCCCAGCATTTACCCCGCACCCAATGCGGTTTGTGTCAAGTGTAACATGCTGATGGTGGAAATGAAAAAGCCGCTCAATGGCGGCTATTGTTTACTTTTTCCTTGACTCAACGTTATCCAGATTTAATGCGCAAACATCTATTGCGGCAGACATTGATTGCAACCTTTGGCGTCTTTCTGTGATCATCTTCTTCCCGTATTCAACGAGGTCATCAATAGACTCAAAGATTGTTGATTTTGCGTATGTTCTTCCATTTTCATCCTCCATGTACATTGGATTCAATCTTGATTCTCCAACTATATCAACTAATTTCAGTTTGTACTTTGGCGTGAGCGTGTGCATTTTCATTTCTTCTCTCCCGTCTTGTTAAGCCCGAGATAGTTGATTATCTCCCGCCTTTGTTCGTAGAGCTTGTCGAGTTTGCGCTCCATGTCGAATATTTCCTTGGTCTTTTCCTTGAGCCCTTCCGGTGTTTTATTCATCGCTATCACTCTCAATTGTTAGTTTCACATACTGTTGCTGTGGTCTTGTTCGCCATTGTGGCAACAGGTTGTTATCGCACCAGGCTACCGCATCGCGCCATGACAACCCGGTGTTGTTGATAACCTCCTGCACTACTGCGTGAGTTACCGTTTGCACTTCTTTTTCCTTTCGCTTGCTCGCTGCTTCCTGAATAACTCAAGCCATGGAGATGCTGCGCTCATTCGCCTTTCCTCACCGTCAAATATCCACCGTCATCCGTTGGCTGCACTATGTCGAATGAATCCCATGCGCCAAGCTGATGGAATACCTTGCCTGCAACCTCTTCGCGCATCTTACCTGTGGTGGCTATCCATGCCAGGGTGAGAAGGTGCGTCTTGTTAATCTCGGCCTTCACCCAATCAAAATGAGCCTGACTCAGCGCCTTATTGATTGCATCCTGCTTGACTGGCTCCGGCAGCGTCAGCTCCATGGATGGCAGGTATTCACGCCCTTGCTGGTCACGGCAAATGGCATAACATGTGATCACCCACTTGAGTGGAGTCTCACCGACTGCCATAGCTCGCTCCCAGTCAATGCGTGAGCGCTGGCCAGCCATGGTGAATGGCGTGACTCCACCATCCAATCCATACACCGACGCAAACAGCGTCCGGCTTGCCGTGTCATTTGCCAGCCACAATGTGCGCTTCATGCTGCGAGCCTTCTGTGCTGGAGTCATGGCCGCTCGCTTGCGGCTCATGAGTTGCTGGAGGTCTATGCTATTCACTGTAAGCCTCCCACTCCTTGACTGCCTGCTCTTCCAGGTAGTCATCTATGATTTCATCAATCACAGCCTGTAATGATTTGCTAACCCCAGAATATGACAGCTCGGCGATGCAGTCGAAAAGGCGGCTGTACTTGTCGCCACTGGCACCCATGGCGATCTCTGCAATCTTGGCCATGTCACCAGATATTCCCTGGCGATTCCTGGCTATAAAGCCGCTGATGAATGCCTGCTTAGTCTTAGTCTCTGCCATAGTTCCCACCATCTTGTCTAGCGTGTGGATTGAATGGTGAATGAGATCCTGCTTGCTGGGCTTCACTCTGGATAGTCTTAACAACATTCTGCTCTCTAATAACAACAGAAAGCGTTGGGTCATCAGAGTAAATCACATCAATATCAGCATCTTTAAAGCAGTTTCCAGCGGCACTAATCAGCATCTCGGCCTCTTCCTGGCTGGTTCCAGTTTTCAGCTTAACTGTTATTTTTCTCATTCCATTACTCCGTTGTTTTCGTCCTGGTAAATATGGCCCATTGCTGGGCCATTGTCAAAATATTATTTGTTATGTCAGGCTGGAAAGTCGTCTTGCATCCAGTCCGGCATATTGTCTGAATTTGATTGCTGAGCCCCACCCGTCTGCTGCCCGCCACCTTGCGACTTGCTGCGATTGTCCTTGGTCTTGAGCAACGGGATCATCTTGTCCACTGCGGTTGCTGGAGTGTTTGCCATGGCCTCCTTGAGCGTCTTGCGTGACTGCGCGCTGAACGGCATGACTATCTCGAACTTGTACCCTTCGCTTCCGTCGTTCTTGGTAAACAGCTCTTTCTGCACAACCAGGCCAATCTGCTTTCCTTCAAACTCAGGGCATACCCAATCCTCGCCTACATGCTTGCTAGTCAGTGTTTGCAGCTTGAGCAGGCCCATCATGGCGTTAACCAGGTTGTAGCCAGTGGTGTTGCATGTTCCGTCTTTCTTCTGGTACCAGGCGGTGAGGTAATTCAGTTTGCCTTGGTCACACTCAAGACTGAACTCAATACCTGCTGACTTGCTGCCGTTACTGCCCTGAACATACTTGGCCGACAGCTTGCCGACATATGCGCCGGATTCAGTGATACCGAATGATTCGCGGGATGCCATGGCGGCGTCTTGGCTGAACTGGAACATAACGTTGTTTTGCATTGTGTTGCTCTCCTGGCCTACATGGCCGATTAGTTGAAATACCCGTAGTCGATAACAGCCTGATTCACCAATTCGAGATCGTTCTCTATTTGGTCTGAGTTGAACATTTCCTCTGGCGTCTTCACGCAGTCGAGGCCGTTTGTCTTAGTGGAAAAGAAGTGCATTCCATCACGAACCTGGCAGCGCAGGACGATACTAAATAACCCCTCCAGCACCACCTTTTCGCGGATCATCTTGCCAGTAGTCTTGGCCGTCATGCGCCCATCTTCTGATGTCTCAATGTGCGTCATGAAGTAGACGATCAAGTTTGATTCGTGGTTTGTGATGTGGGTTATCAAGTCAACATAGTCCTTGGCCATCTCCACAAACTTTTTGAATCCAGTCTCATCACTGCGGCGTAACTCGTCGTTGAGCATGATGTATTGAGCATCATCGATAACGATGGTTTTTTTGCCAAGTGACTCAGCGGCATCAATCCACTTCTTGATCACCTGATACTTGTCAGTGCGAACTACTGAGCCAGTCTTGGTTTCCTTATCCCACGCCTTCCAGTCAGCAGACCGGAACGGCAGCGGCTTCTTAATCGGCTGAATGATTAACGTCTCAGCCGGATTTAGTGACTTGGCAGAGCGGGTCTTTCCGCTTCCGCTCTCACCGAGGATCATGATTGGGATTGCCATGTTGTTACTCCGTTGTTTCTTGTTATCAGAATGGCTCGCTATCAAGCCACTCTTCCAAGCTCATGCCTGCCATCTCTGCGCACTCAGTGTAAAACGCAATTTCCTCTTCGCTCATGCTTAACCCCTGTTAGCTATTGGCCGCAGCCAGCGCAACTTGCAGCGCGGCGATCTCTTCCCAGGTCATGGCGCACGACATGCGCAAGGCCAGATCCTTTCCTGTGACCATGATATTTGCGCCTTCCATGTTGCCCCAGCGCGTAACGGTGATGGTTGCGTCACCTTGCTGGACGAATACTTCTATGGTCGGCGTCTTGATGGTTTCGAGTTTCATTTCCTGCTCCGTTGTTGTCTCGCGTTGTTGAGATAGATAGTAGCAGTTGTGGTGGGTGAGTCAATACGTTTTGCATATCTTTTTTATATTGACATGTTTTCTTTTATGGCTCACTATTCAGCAATCAAACACACAAGGAGAACGAAATTGAACAAGCACAAAATTATGGCTCCAGTACGATTCACCGATGACCAAATGAAGTGGATTGAGGAAGAGGCAAAGCGCGTAGGTGGTAGCAAGGCTGCGGTTATTCGAAGCCTGGTTCAGGGGAAAGTGGAGGGTAAGAAATGATTCATTTTGATAGCGAAGCAGATATGGAGCTTGAGATATGCACCCACGTGAGAGATTTTGAGGTTTTCCCGTGGATTCAATCTCCTCACAGAGTGGTGAAAATTGACAGGCAGGTTAGAGTTGGTGAATACGGAATAGTTGATATCGTCGCTCTTGTTGAGGACATGAAGTCTGGAGATAAATGGATTGAGGTGGTTGAGCTAAAAAACGCGAAGCTGAAATCAGAACACTTGGCTCAGCTTGCCAGATACAAGAGCTTCTTTATGCAAGCAGATCATGACGTAAGGTTTACGCTGATAGGCTTAAAAACATTCCCTAACTCAAATGATGACTGCTTCCTAATGCAGGAGTCTAAGTGGGCAAGCGTATATGAAATAACAATTAGCTTCGAGGGTGGAGTTTCGTTTGATTTGGTTGGGGATTGGAGAGTTTCAGCGCCTGGTCAGAAGTGTGATGAGTTTATATCTCTATTTACAAACACGGATAGCAAGGAGTGATCAATGTCGATGCTTCTAATGGTTAAGGCGATGAACCTAAAGGTTGGCAACCCACTTAGAAAGCTGGTTCTGATTAAGCTTGCTGATAACGCGAATGATAAAGGAGAGTGTTGGCCATCATATCAGCACGTTGCAGACCAGTGCGAGATCTCAAGGAGCTCGGTTAAGTTTCATGTGCGAGCGCTAGAGCTGTCTGGATTGATAAAAAGAGAAATGAGACCTGGAGAGAAAGGGAATTCATCAAACATGTTTTACCTATCTCTAGATAACCCGGGGCAGGAGCTGCCCGTGGTGGGGCAGGAGCTGCCCGGTGGTGGGGCAGGAGCTGCCCCAGGGGGGGGGGCAGGAGCTGCCCCCAGAACCAGTCACTCTTTTGAACCAGCCAGAGAACCAGTAAGTGAACCTAAAGAACTTTTGTCGAGCACGCTCGACGGAGAAGTGAAACAGGTGATCGGATTACTTAACTCGCTTACAGGTGCAAGGTACAAAGCCAGCGCCAAGACAAACACGGCAAACATATCTGCAAGACTTAATGACGGGCATAGCCTTGATGACCTGCTTGCTGTTGTTAGGTTCAAGTGCGCGGAGTGGCTACACGATCCAAAGATGTCCCAATACCTGCGACCAGGAACATTATTTCAACCAGGGAAGTTTGATGGATACCTAACGGCCACCAGGGCAGCACAAGGCCCACTGGCTGAGATGAGCGCAATATCGCGCAAGAATGCGCAGAACCTAATGGGAGAGTGGTGATGACAGATCGCGAATTATTGGAGTTGTCCGCGAGAGCGATAGGCCTTAATGGTGCTTTCGAGGACAAAAAAAAAATGATCAGGGATTTTGTTTTTGAGCGCAGGTTTGGTGTAAGAACAAAAACAGGAAGGCTTTGGAACCCACTGGAGGATGACGGAGATGCGCTTCGCCTGGCTGTTAAGCTTGGGATGAACATTGATGTTGGCGTTAATCCAGTTGGATTTACAGCAACAGCGGTGATAGCCGATTACAATTCGGTTTTTGTTGATGAGTATCACAACGAAGACCCAATGGATGCAACGCGCCGCGCAATCGTTCGAGCTGCAGCGCTGATAGGGGTGGCAATGTGATGCAAGACCAAGATAAGGCGGCATTCAGATACATGATGATGGCGGCCGGAGAAGTTTACGGCCGTGAGATTACCAAGCCACTCCTGCAGATGTACTTTGCGGCACTGGCACCGCTTAGCATCGAGCAGGCGCAGGCAGCAATGATGGCGCACATGCAGAACCCTGATAATGGGCAGTTCTTCCCTAAGCCTGCCGACCTGCTGCGCGGGGTGACTGGCACCAGCAAGCAGCAGGCGGCCGCAATAGAGGATCGGGCATCGATAGCCTGGGCCTGCATCGAGCGCGACATTCGCCGGATTGGCAGCTATGGCACACTCAAGCTGGATGACAAGCAGGCGCTGGCAACTATCAAGGCTATGGGTGGTTGGCGTGAGCTCTGCATGTGCGATGAGGCAAAGCTGGAATGGAAGAGAAAAGAGTTCATCCGCATGTATGAGACATTCGAGCGCACACCGCTTGAGGCTTTGCCGTCATCGCTTCCAGGGCTGATTGAGCTGTCAGAGCACAAGGCGGCAAGCCGTGGCCAGCTGCAATCACTGGCTGACGGCGTGGCAAGGTATCGCGCACAAGGCCCGAAGCTGCTGGGGAGTGATAGCAATGACTGACCAGGTAGTTGCCATGATCCGCCAGGCTGGCGCGGCACGAATTGACAGGGTAGCGATAGCCAATGCATGTGGAGTAGACATTAAGCGCGTAAATACGCTGATTTACACGATGCGCAGGCGTGGGGATATTCCGCCACCACCTAAGCGCATTCTAATCGCTGACGGGCATTCTGGGCGCCTTGAATTCAAAAGCCTGTATCACGCAGAGGAGGAGGGTTTTGAGTTGAGCAGCATAAAGCGGTGCCTGGCTGGCACTCGAAAGACACACGCCGGTTACACTTGGCGCTATGAGGCGCCCGAATGAAACCACAAACAGAATCAGAGCTATCAGCGTGCCGAGCGATAGCCAAGGCCATCATCAAAAAGTCAGATGACAACGGATGGCGGAAGTTATCGCGCGATAAGGTTTCTGAGCTGGTGGCCAATGAAGTGAATCTCCAGGCCATGCTTACCGGCATTGATAGCCTGTGGATTAAATCAACGATGATGAGAATTCAAGACGGGAGAATGTGATGAATGAAGAATTTTGCACAGTTTCAAGAAGCGAATTAATCGAGCGCCTACGCCAAGCAGAAAAAGACGCCGCTCGCTATCGATTCCTGATTGATAACTGCACAACCCAGCAGGCTGATAGTTGTGGGCCGATTTTCGTGATGACCATTCGCATAAAAAGCCATCCAGGTAACGTTGGGCTGTCGATTGATGAGGCGATGTAATGGAAGAAAAGGTGAAGTGCCCGAACTGTGAAAATGAGTTCGACGATTTTACGCCAGAGGCTGACTTCATTGGTTGGCATGGGATGTGCGTTCAGTGCTTCCTGTCTGGTGATGCTGATGCCTGACCTGATGGTAACTCGTGGCAACCTGGATGAAGCCATGGCGCTAATTCAGGACGAAATCGAGCGGAATCATGTTGCGCTGGTATCTGTCAGCTCAGGAACCACGGGGAAGTGGGGAATTAGCCGCCTGTGGCGCTCGTGGATGAACTCCGTGGCTAAATGGATGGCATCACAAGGGGTAACGATGCCGCTTGCTGTAAAAGCGTCTGGAGAGCTTTATGGTGTGCGTCCGTTTAACGCTGATGATGCTCACGAGTTGTTTAGCATGCAGCTGCTCGGCTGTGACGCTGACGGAACCAGGTTGAGCTGGGCTAAATCGCCACATGACGGGATGCGAGTTGCCACAAAAGGCGAGCGCCTTCACGCCATGCGAAGAATGGAGGCATGGGCCACTGAGCGCGGGATCGCCCTGTTTAACCCACGTGATAGCGAATACAGACAACTGATTGAGCAGCAAGACAGGTGAACCATTTTCCTTGCGTCACGAAAATGGTCATGACTCCTAACCGCAAAGTTTATCTTGACAGTTTGATGGCGTGGTGTAGAGTTTGAATTGTTGATGGCCTTCGGTATTGAGTGTGCAAGACTCGTACATACCAAAGGCCATAAGCCTTGAGCCCTGATATGTCTGCTTGCACCAGACCGCTATCGGGGCTTTTTATTTGGGATTATTTGATGAATATTGTTTTACGAAATGACACATCCGGCTTTTTCGCCCCTGTCGACGCCTCGCTCATCGGCTCACTGCTGACTACCTACCGCATGACGCGAGCCAGTGTTGACACCGTGGCCGCATGTATGGCGTCAGACGACTGCAAGACCGCTATGCGCTACTATCTGGAAGGATGCCGCGACATGCAAGGCCGCGTCGGGTTGAATGTTGACGTCCTGATGCAACCAGATAAAGCCATCGCCGCACTGAATGCCGACTACTGGGACAAGGCGCTCAAGCTGACCGACGTACTGGAGTGCATGCCGCAGAAGCGCCGCGATGAGTGGTATTCGTCCATCAAAGAAATGCAGACGCCTGAGTTCAACGAGGCTAACTTGGTCAACACGCTGCAGGACTTGCTGAACTCACGCGAGAAGTTCTTTGCCGAGCGTGTCGACGGCATCTTCCGCGCGCTATCGGGTGAACATGTGACCAACGCTCCGGGAGGATTCGGCAAGCGCATGATCCTCTATGTGCAGACCAGTTATGGCACCACGCACACAACCAACGTCGGTCACATCGCCGACCTGCGCAAAATCATTGCCAAGTTTATTGGCCGTGACGAGCCTCGCGGCTGGGGCGCTACCGAGCAAGCTATCCGTGCTGGCATGGGCCAGACTGGCGAGTGGCTGACGATAGACGGCGGGGCTCTGCGGATCCGATGCTACCAGAAAGGCACAGCTCACCTGGAAGTACACCCTGACATGTCGTGGCGACTTAACGGGATCCTGGCGTTGCTCTACCCGGCAGCGATCCCCGCCGAGTTCCGGCAGAAGCCTACACGCAAGCCGAAGAATGTCGAGCTGATGCAGAAGCCGTTGCCATTTGCAGTTGTTGAAGAACTCGCCGCAGCCACCCAAGCGTGGGAGTGGGTTGACGACTGGAAGCGCCACCGCCGTTTCATACCGAACACCCGCACGCTGCGCTATGATGTTGACAAGTTCATCAAGCAGCAAACCGAAGCGGTATACCGGGCAATCGGTGGCGTGCCTGAGAAGACCATTTGGCACTTCGACTACGACCCGACGACAGTGCTTCAGCAGATCATCGCGTCAGGCTGTATCCCTGACCACAAGTCGCACCAGTTTTACCCAACACCTGAATGGTTGGCGCAAATAGCTGTTGACCACGCCAGCGAAGGTGATGACGGCGACATGCTGTGGCTTGAGCCTAGCGCGGGGCAAGGCGGCTTGGCGCGGCTGATGCCAGCCGACCGTACGCTGTGCGTTGAGGTCAGCCAGTTGCAGTGTGACATACTGACCGCCATGGGGCTATCAACTGAGTGCGCAGACTTCATGGAGTGGACGCCTCCGGCTCCAGTAGACCGCATTGTAATGAATCCACCATTCAGCGATGGACGCTGGCAGGCGCACGTCGAGCACGCCGCTGGTATGCTTGCTGATGGCGGTTGAAGTGGCAGGCGCCATTTATGAAATTTACCAGCCTGTCAGAGTCATACTAGGGGCAAGCAATGAAACCACAAACAGAAACAGAGATATCAGC